GTAAAAGTCATGATTTGGGATTTATTAACATGGGCGACAAGTTTTCAATTACTGATATTATCAAGGGTAGCGTTGATTTAAATAATGAAAGCAAAACAAGACTTGTTAAAATTATGAAACAGTATATCCATTAAATTGTAGGAACATATTCCCATTGCAATTCGTAACAAATTTTTTTCCATATTTCATCTTGTTCAATCCTTTTAACGGGATCTTTTAACATTGGAAAAAATGGTAAAAATTCATTTTCTCCAAGCAATTCACATATTTTATATAGAACATAATAATAATTTAAAAAATTAACACGGTCATCCGGGCAGTGTTGAGCATACGGTCTCTGTATATCCATAAAAAGACTACATAATTTATCTTCTAGTTCAGGACTCATTATCGGAGGTTTAATACCTAGTTTATCTTTAATAAATGGTATATGCTCATAATATTTATTATAACCTAGTTTTTTTAGTATATCTTTTGCCTTTTTATTGGTTAAATCCCTAACTGTTATTCTTTCCTTTTTGATTTGAGCTTTTATATTATCTAATACTTCTGGTGGTATTTGTGTAGTTTCTTTAGCTTGAAATTGGGCCAATATTTCTCTGAAATGATTGATACGCTTATATGCATAAAAACATACCTCTTTAGGTGGCTCTTTATATGAAGGCTTTTCATGTGCCACAAGAAATGCATTCCTGGTACCACATTTATTGCATATGCGAACACCTTCATGTTCAACGGATATTAATTCGCCGCCACAAGAACGACCCGTCAATGTATTTATACATTTATCATCTTTTGTGATATAATTATTTATATCGAGAAATCCTTCATCTACGTTTATTAAATATTGTTGAATTGAATTTATATTTTCCGTTTTATCAGCTGTTGGGTCAGCACTTCTTTTATTAAAAAATTCATACACAACTGTTGTCTTATTATTATCTTTTGTAAGATCCATTTTTTTTTCAAAATAATCAAATACATGTTTTGCATTATCTAGCAAATAACTCTTTTTTTTTATTTTTAATGTTTTTATTTTCGTTGTTATATTCCGTAACTCGTCATTTAGCTGTAACGCATTTTCAATTGATAAATTGTTATTCTTTAGCTTTGATTTTATACTCGCTTTCTTCTCTTTTAGAGCAGGTATAATTTTATTTGCTATATTTTCAAACTCCTCCATTTTTTCATTATGTTTACTATCTACCGTAACATTTGTTTTCGGATTACTTAATATTTTTTTATTAGCCTTGGGTTTAAACGCAGGCATCTGATAAACAAATGATTTTTATATTTAACTGCCTTTTTATGAAAACGTTTTACGAGCATTGTTTTATGTTTTAAATAGATACCATTTTTCTCTCCAAATTACAATGGACATTCAGAGTAATACTAGTTCTGAGAATATAGATCCTACGACATTATGTAAAATGACATTAATATACAATTCTTTAGAAAATGGATGGGTTGTTAAAAAGAAAGATAAATTATATATTTTTACAAAAAATCATGAAGGGAGAAAAGAAGTATTTTCCGAAGATTATCTCAAACGATTCATGAAGGAGAATTTTGATATAGAAAAATTATTAACGATAAAAGATAATTAATTATAAAGGTTTTTTTCATAAAAATATAATCTTTAGCAATATTATAACTATGGGAGGAGGATTAATGCAGCTCGTTGCCTATGGCGCACAAGACGTTTACCTAACGGGAAACCCCCAGATTACTTTCTGGAAGGTTACCTACCGCAGACACACTAACTTTGCTATGGAATCTATTGAACAAACTTTTAACGGTCAGGCCGATTTCGGTCGCCGTGTGCAGTGCACTATCTCCAGAAATGGTGATTTAGCGTACCGCACCTACCTTCAGGTCACTCTTCCGGAGATTGGACAGGACTCCTGCTGCTCGCCGGGTGTATGTGACAAGGTTTACGCTCGCTGGTTGGACTACCCCGGTGAGCAGCTTATCTCTATGGTTGAGGTTGAGATTGGAGGCCAGCGCATTGATCGCCAGTATGGTGACTGGATGCACATCTGGAACCAGCTCACCCTTACCGCTGAGCAGGAGCGTGGCTACAACAAGATGGTTGGACAGACTACCCAGCTTACTTACTTGATTGATCCGTCCTTCGCCGATGTTGACTCTGCTTGCGCCAACGTTAATGTGCCTGCCGCCGTGTGCGCACCACGTAACGCCTTGCCTGAGACCACCCTTTACATCCCGCTTCAGTTTTGGTTCTGCCGCAACCCTGGACTCGCACTTCCGTTGATTGCTCTTCAGTACCACGAAGTTCGTATTAACTTGGAGCTCCGTCCTTCGGATGAGGTTCTCTTTGCTGTCACCGATCTCACTGAGAATGCGGACGGGGTCATCAATGATATCAAAAACGGTTCTTCTGTTAAAGACGCCGTCTCTTACCAGAAGTCGCTCGTTGCCGCTTCCTTGTATGTGGATTATGTGTTCCTTGACACGGATGAGCGCCGGCGCATGGCTCAGAATCCCCATGAGTACCTCATTGAGCAGCTTCAGTTCACTGGAGATGAGTCTGTCGGATCTTCTTCCAATAAGATCAAGCTCAATTTCAATCACCCATGCAAGGAGCTCGTCTTCGTCGTCCAGCCGGATTCCAATGTTGACTACTGCTCGTCTTTCTTGAAGGGTACGCCTCTCAACGCCGCACTGGGAGCGCAGCCATTTAATTACACCGATGCACTTGATGCCTTGGTTAATTCCATTGCTGCCTTCTCGGGACCACTTGGCGTCTACTTTGACGACGAGGGTCAGAACGGAAATGGTGCATTTATTAACCAGAGCACTGGTATGTTCCAGGATCCAGGTGCCGATTCCAACAACGCTGTTGGTATTCAGTGGGGTCAGCAAGGACCATTTGACTGGATTGAAGGAGTTAAAGATGGAGCGCCCGCGGCAAACCCGGTCGTATCGGACGCCGGCATTGCTAAAATAGAAGGTGTTTCCAGTGTTTGGGATCCAAACTGCACCACACCTGCGATGAGTGTTCCGTTCCCAATCAGTAAGATCCCCGACTCCGGTGTCTCTGATGCCGGTGCCTTTGTTCTTGCTGAGACCGCACTTAACTTGCACTGCTGGGGACAGAACCCTGTCGTGACTGCCAAGCTTCAGCTTAACGGCCAGGATCGCTTCTCTGAGCGCGAAGGAACTTACTTTGACCTTGTTCAGCCTTACCAGCACCATACTCGCAACCCAGACACGGGAATTAACGTTTATTCGTTTGCTCTCCGTCCTGAGGAGCATCAGCCAAGTGGTACATGCAATATGTCCAGAATTGACAATGCGACCCTTCAGCTGGTACTTTCCACCAACGCCATTGGCGGTGATGCCACGGCCAAGGTTCGTGTGTACGCAACTAACTACAATGTCCTTCGCGTGATGTCGGGTATGGGTGGTCTTGCTTACTCCAATTAAGTATAATAGCTTATATAATATAATAATTTCATATAGAACATTATTATATTGGATTATAGTATATGGATAACGGATTAATATTAATTGGTGTGTTACTGATAATTTTGATTTTTTTTGTCATGCAGATACCCAGACATGCGGCGCGCCCCCAAACAATATACGTTAAAGAACCTGCGAATAGAAGTGTAATAGTCCCGTCTATCTGGAATTATCCAACATCATTTGCTCGACCAATGAGACCTTGGGGACCCAGATTCAGACCAGGTTTTAGAAGGCGTCGCGGAAGAGGACGTCGTCGTCATTTTTAATATAATGTTAATACAATGGAATTTGTTGAAATTCTCCTAGTTCTAGTAATGCTTCTGATATTTATTGTTATTATCTATAATATTTTTGCACATGGTAGGGATTTGGTAATATTCCCTCCAAAAATGAGAAAAGTTAGGGATTCGGAGAGATATCCCGGCTCTCCGGAATACGACGAATATACCGACGACGAAGATTCAGATAGTGATGATGAAGATTATAATCAGAAATACAGAAAAAATAAAAAACACCATAGGAATATACACCCCAGTCAAGTAGCTCACTATGTATCATCCCATATGTCGGATTAATTGCTACAAAATTGAATGAATTTGTTAGATACATTTTATTATCTAACAAACATTGCTATAATATATAATGCTCCGCAGAGTGTCGGTCAACTTCTATATAATGACTCGAACGGGTCTCCATTGGACAAAGGAAGAAATAGCTATACTAAAAAAATATATAATTAAGGATATCTATTTTCCCATTCCAAAAGATTTCGTAAATGATTCTATTATCGGATGTTACTATGAAGGGAGATGTATATCAAGATCTTCAAAAATGGTAATGTTAAATTTTGATATTATTGATGGAAAGAAAGGGAGTCTCCGAGGAATAGCAGGAGTTAATTTTAGTAATGATGAAAATGGAAAGTCTAATATTTTAATTAGAATGATTGGCTGTAATAGTATAAAAAACACCCCTTCTGCTTCTGCGAAAAGTAGAAATAAGATCATCATGAAGACTGGTAAAGATATGATGTTATGGTGGCAACAGTTTGCGGTAAAGGGAAAATTTGCATATATTAAACTGAACGGCATGGAAGATGTTATTGGATTTTATTGGAAACTGGGCTGGAGATTCCTTCAACACCCGAAATCAAAACATGCAGCTTCGGAAACTCATTGGAGAGAAAGAATTAAAAAACTTAACGTTATAAATTCTTTAAAGGGGGTTGATCCGTGTTGGGTTGAGAAAGAAAGGTCTGGTATTTTGGAAAAATACTTTGACAGATTTCTAGAAGGATATTATTCTGATAATGAACTGAAGAATTATAGAAATAGGGACGATATTTATGATATTTATGATTTGAAAGGTACCAGGAAACGACATCATTTAGGGTTGCGTTATCATGGTTATAAAATGTATTGGTTTGCATCATAAAATTGAATTCATTAATTATCTATTTGTTATTCATAACAAATACAATGAGTATCGGTACTCATATTCAAAAACGCGGCGGGTTTATTAAAAGTCTTGAAGCTTTCTTTAGCAATCAAACCAATCTAGGAAGACCAGTGCAGATATTTTCAGGATCTCCGAAGTTTTGGAAAAGACCAAATATTACATCCGAACAACAAATGGATGTAAATGAATATTTAATATCTAAAACCCCCAATTTAGATGTATTTGTTCATTCAATATATCTTATAAATCTCTCATGGGAACCAGAAAAGTTCTCTGAAAGAGCACTTCAATGTTTACAATGGGAATTGATCAATGGCAAGGCAATGGGGTTTAAAGGAGTGGTTGTTCATTGTGGAAAATATTGTAAAATGTCAAAAGAACAAGCTGGGATTAACATGTTAATTAATATTCGTAAGGCAATGAAAGCGGCCTCTCCAGAATGCCCCCTTCTCCTTGAGACCTCTGCTGGACAAGGTACTGAAATGTATTGGGATTTTGACGGCTTTGAAAGATTTTATTCAAAGTTTTCCGCTGAAGAAAAAACTCGCTTGCGAATTTGTATTGACACTTGTCATGTATTCGCAGCAGGACATGATCCCATGAAATTCATAGCCGACTGGGACAAAAAACATCCAAATAGTTTAGTCCTTGTTCATTTCAATGATTCGGAAAAACCTTGTGGTTGTAAGAAAGATAGACATGCTAGGCCTGGCACTGGAGAAATCGGATTGGAAAAAATGACCGATGTTGCTAAATGGTGTATTAATAGGAAAATACCACTTGTTATGGAGTAATAAATTATATAAATTGACTTAAAAAAATGCTCACCAATATAAGTATAGAATGCAAATTTTTGTGAAGACACTAACTGGAAAGACCATAACGCTGGATTGCGAACCTTCGGATACAATTGAAAACGTCAAAGCCAAGATTCAAGACAAAGAAGGTATCCCACCCCGATCAACAACGTTTGATTTTTGCTGGAAAACAGCTGGAAGACGGTCGCACATTGTCCGATTACAACATCCAAAAAGAAAGTACGTTACATTTAGTTCTCAGACTCCGCGGTGGAGCTAAAACGAAAAGGGTAAAAATATTTGGATGAATCTATAGGAATATAACCTTGTATCTTTGTCTTTATACAACATGGTTTACCCTCTAATTAACCAATTCTATATTTATAACCCGCACGACGTTCAGCTCTACACGTTGGGCAATTATTTCCAAAATCACGCCACCTTTTAACACATGCTTTACAAATATTATTATGATTGCAACGGTAATATTTAGTATTGGAAATTATATTTATATTAAAACAAATATCGCATTCTCTTATATTACATTGTGGTACTGTTTTTGTACTCGATGTAATATTCCCAATACAACTACATAATCTATATCTGTGAAAAATATTTATTATAATTGACATATATGTATATATAAAACATATACATATTTGACTTCTAACTCACAACAAAATTATATTCTTTATAAATTTCAACCAAAATAATTATACAAACAACTTATTCATATTATTTACCTCAACCTTGTTTTCAGATTTTTTAAATAGCGTATTAATCATCGCATCACTTCTTAAACGTAAACTATAATCTTTTCTTAGTTCCGATCTACCGGTTCTTCCAGCAGATTGAATAAGCTTTTCTTGAGTCATGTTTTCCAAATCTTTTCCAATATATCCATGACAAAACTGATAATTAGTTCCGTATATGTAATCAGTTGAAGCTATAATCAAATATAATTTTTGTTTCAATGCCAAATCTTTCATAATTGCAACATAATCATCGCACGCATGCTTTGCGAATACCCCAATTCCCATTAAAAGTAGGAATTTCCAATTTGGTGCAACTTCTAAAAGCATGATTTTCTCTACAATAGCGTCATCTATAGAACTTGAAAATGCAGTTTTCACATGTTCAACATTCCAAATTTTCAAATGTTCTTTGCTATTTGGTATAAAATCCAATCCAAGTCTAATTCGTTTAAGTTCGGACCTCAAGAATTCACATTTCAATAACTGTGCTTCTTCTTTTGGATCCTTTTTTACCCTTTCAGTCTTATCTGATCGTGATTTACCTTTTTTCGGATTTGCTTTTTGTGTTGTTTCTTCTCCCTTATCTTTGTTTTTATTGATTTCTCTTGTAATATGTTCAATCTCTAATCTAATATTTTCATTTGCAACCATATCTTCATTGATTGCACTGAACATTACCTTTGGGATTTTGGCCGTAGCTAAACAATAATTCCCTATTTTTTCTACATCATCTGCAAGATAAATCGTCGGACCATCAGTTAAAGTGTGTGAGTCGGATGTGGTTAATTTAATACAAGACTTATGAACGGGTTCCCTCTTTTTTTGAAAGTGATCATATACTTTTGTATATTGATCTTTGAGACTAGATAATAGAGATAGATAGTAATTTTTAATGGATAAAATATCAATATTTTCAAGAGTTTCAAAATAATTATCTATTTTATAACGATTTTTAATATCAACATTGTCATTGACATATCTAATAAATCTTACTATTTCTTTGACATCAAAATGTCGCAATAATGTCTTATAATTTTTCAAATGTTTAACACACTTTTTAATTTCAGCATGTGTTGGAAAATGGAAATGAGGTAGCACAATAAAACCTTTTGAATCGATCAATGGTATCGTTTTACTACAATCATGGCTTATTAAACTGATAATATTTGTACTTTTAAATTTTGTAATAAAACTTCTTGTCATATTATTTATCTCATCTACCGGCGGCAATGTCGCCGAAGATAATACAATATTTGGAATCTCATTTTCTTTCCAATTCTTTGCCATCACCTTATGATAAGGATGTTCATCATAATCCAAAGTGATCGTTGGTTCATCCCAGTATAGAATCATATCTTCGGGTTTATTGAAAGCCATCATATAATGCATGGCTGGTAAATAAGATTGTATATCCGATATCATTACTTGTACGTAATCACCTACAGAGTTATCCACACGAAATATTCCCCCCGTCCTTCTATTTCTAATCGTTTCTTTAGCTGCACTCCAATGCAATCGGATATTACCAGGATCAGTACAACCAAAGGCAACTGCAATTTTTATATCCAGCGAGATACATGCTTTTGCAAGCTGTAAGCCAACATGCTTGGCCGCACATACAAATATAATTTTATAACCCTGAGACAATCCAAGAGGAGAGAGTGTTTTACCCATACCGGTTGGTGCTTGATACATAATAAACTTAGGTCCCTTAGGTTTACAATGCGTATACACTTCTTTTTGATGACTATAGAGTGAAACATCTTTATACTTTATTAAATCATCGTTTCTTTCTATAAAGTCATATGCTTTTGTAATAAACTCCTTCTTACTCGCATGTTTTTTAAATTTCTCTAAAATATTTTGAATTTTTGACTTCAACACAATATTAATATTCGTGATGTTATACTTTAATAAATGAATCAAAGTATAATAGTGTTTATTTTTCTTTGTGGGCGAACTTTTTAGAAAGTTCTCAACAATTCCGAGAAGTACAAATTCAAATATACTGTCTTTTATTTCATTGATTTTTTTATCAGTATTGTTAATTCTGATTAAATCAGCCTTTTTCAGCTGTTTCAACTTTGGTCTCTTTTCTTTTTTACATGTGATTTTATATTTTTTCATCAAATTATCCCATTCCTTCTTAAAATATAAATCAAACAAATAATAATGATATTCTTGTTTCTTTTTAGAATTTATTTTTATAAAATTATAAATGGTTTGTGTATCATTGCTAGACGTATTCACATCATTAAAACCCGCTTTCACCATCTTAATGATATCAAACTCTCGCCCTATAATAGGTACCTCCAAAGAGTCCCATTCTTCTTTTGATAATTTTCGTTGTGCTAAATCCATGATATACTTGTAATTATATTGTTATGATATAGTTATATCAATTTTTTATATTTGAATTTGATTATTAAATCTATATAAAAAATCAATCATAGTTTATATAATGTCATTAATTCTTAGTATCGAAGGAAACATTGGCGCAGGTAAATCTACGCTTCTTAAAAATCTAACAAATCTAACATTGGATAATTGCAAATCGCAAATACCCTTTCGCACAATAATTTTTCTACAAGAACCAGTAGACTTATGGGGTGATATTAAAGATACATCAGGAGAGACAATTTTGGAAAAGTTTTATAAAGATCCCGAAAAATATGCATTCTCTTTTCAAATGATGGCATATATTTCTAGATTAGACATATTAAAAACTACTGTAGAAAAAAATCCAAATAGCATAATAATTTGCGAAAGGTCTATTTGGACTGATAAAAATATATTTGCAAAAATGTTAGCAGATGAAGGGAAAATAAATGAGATTGAAGAGCTTATATATCATAAATGGTTTGATTCGCTTTCTAAAAATTTTCAATTAGATGGTACGGTATATTTAAAAACAACACCGGAAGTCTGTCAACAAAGAGTAATTAAAAGAAATCGCAAAGGTGAAGATATACCATTAGATTATTTAAAGAGGTGTGATCTATATCATGACAAATGGTTAAATGGTGTAGAAAATAAAATAGAATTAGATGGTAATAAAGATTCAGGCGATGTTAGTAAAGAATTCGTTATTTCTATTTCCGAATTTATTGTAAAACAATATAATAAAAAATATCCAAACGACTTTGAAGTTGATCTTTCAAATATACATGAAAAAATTCATTGTTAATCTATATCTGTTAATAATAATTGATTTAGAATCGTATTAGGTTTAAATTTTAAAATATCACGTTCTTGGCTTGTTGTTGGGAAATTATCATTACCATATATGTCTTGTAAACATACCCATTCGAATAATCCTCCGGGGTATACAAATACGTTGGTGAATCCCAAATTACTAAGTGATTGATATTTTTTATATATTGTATCATCTGTGCAGTTTCTCCCATAAACAATAATATATAAAGAGCTTTTACCAATGGCTTTATTAATGATTTCTACCTCATGTTTTGGCGTTACTGTATTTTTAATAAGACACCCTTGCTCTGTTTCCGATAAGGTGTTTATTATGATATGATCCTTATTACATTTAAAAATATATTGAATATCTTCAAACCCTATTTTCTTTACCGATGGTTTATTCCCCATTTACGAAGTTTATTATAAAAGTATTGCTATTTTTCTTTATTATTTTACAATGATTTATTAGTTAAATTATTTATAAAAAATGTTTACCAGTTGTCTTGAATATTCTCCATCAGAGGGATAATGCAATCCAGCTTTGATTCTACAATAATCGCATTTAAAAGCTAAATTTAGGAGTAGTTTTTCCTTGTCTGGGTATTTTTTTGATAACTTTTTATACAATAAATATGCTTGAAAAGCATGACCCGCTGGATAGGCTGGTGTTTTTGCAGTATCTTTATTTAAAGGTTTAATTGATTTGTCTATTTGTTCTGGTCTTGCTCTATTAATAAGATACTTATTTGAAAAAATAATAAGTTTTGTAAAAGGATTATCAATCATACTTCTTAATTCGCTTGCATTCTCATTGACGAAGGGTAAAAATGCAAAATGTACCCCATGATTTGTTTTATAGAAAAAGTCAACATCTTCTTGTGTTCTGGTATTTATGCTTTTTACAACTTGTTCAATTTCATTTTTGGGATAAACGGGAATACTTGGGAAATATGGGTAATATCCTTGATAAAATGTTAAAATTGTAATATAAATAACTATTAAAAATATCCCATCTCTCCAATTAATCCTTGTAATCATTATATATAAATTTATATAATAATTAATGGTTTATTAAATAACATCAATTAAACTTGACAACAATTTCAATTTCTTCCCTTTTAATACTTTTAGTAGCCGATACTGACAACTCTTTCCTCTTTTTTCGGGTTTTTGTTTGTTGCTTCTTTCTATTCTTGGAGGAGCTGTTTCTTTTATTCATATCATGTTCGATATTTGACAAATTTTTAGTTATGTAATCTATAATTTTATATTCCAATGCCCACTTGAAAAAATTCAACTGTCCCAATGTTGTTTGTATGCTTGTGGTATCATCATACGGTATTGTTATTCTATCCCAGCGACAGAAAGGATCGAATCTTTTTTTTGAATAGGCCTTGAGCTTTAATTTATAATCAACATAAATTTTAAATCTCTTTATTTCGTCCTTGACTTTAATATCATATGTTGTAAAATGTTTTTTACTATAGTTTGTCACGAACCAATCTATTAGACGGAGAGAAATTTTATGCTCCCCATTAATTATCGGTAAAATTTTATTAATATTATTATCTCTGTCATAAAATTCCATTAACTTTTTAAGAAGTAAGCTATTTTGCGTTGCATAAGACATTATTAAATTATATGCTGATTCCAGCTTTAAATACTTATTATTGCGCAATTATAATATTCTCATTATTTAATATATTTATGATGTTTCTCACTAACATTGCTATCTCTAGGGCGTAGCAATGTATCTTGTACCTTAATATCTGAAATATAATCACTATCTTTTAAAAAAGGATTAACTTGAGTCTGTATCACCATGTATCTACTTGATATGCGTTCATTGCATATGGATCTCTTATCACTTGGTTCAGTATGAATAGTTGACAACTCCGAATGAGTTTCCGGTGCCTTTTTTTCAGTACTGGTTGCTAAGTTTTTTTCTTTAATTGGTTTTAACCGGCTACTTTTTGTTGATTTTATAGGTTTTGTCCATTTCCAATACTTGTATTCTGCCATTATAGTTGTATTATATTTAATTTTCTTTTATTAATCTCATTTGCTTTGTAAACATAAATTTTTTTTCATCTCTACATCTCTTTTGCAAATTGCACCCCAAACAACAAATAACCGTATTCTCCTTACTATGACAAAGCGAGTTATCTAATCTATCTAAAGTCCATTGCATCTTTTCACGCTTATCAGTATACATAATTAAAATTTTATCACGACAATAATGACATTGTAATTTAGAAACGACTAATTTTTCAAGGGTATCTTCATAGGAAATAAATTTAGATTTATCTAATCTTCCCTTTTTTACATCTTGTGATTTATATCCAGATATTTTTTTTTTAACAACCTTTATCATATCATCACATCCCGCAAACCTTTCTCCCAAAAATAACATATTTATATTTTTAACTTGTCTTTCTTTTTCATATAACGATAGTTCTTTATTTGATGGTTTTTTTTTACTTTTCGGTTTACCAATAACTATTTTCCTTATCATTATATATAATGAAAACGAAAAGAAATACACAAAAACAACAACAAATAATCATTGATAAAACGAGCCCAGTAAAAGATGTTATTGGTTTTATATCATTTTTAATAATTTTCGTAGTATTAATTCCAATAATATTATACAAAAGAAAGAATTTTAATTTTTTAGAAGTATACTTGCCCAATGTTGACTTGATAGCAAATCTATTAACATGGATCAGAGGACCGTATAATATATGGTCCGATCTCTATAAAGATAGTAATAGTATATCTAGATTCACTTCACAAACACTTATTAATTATATCGCACTATTAGGTGTTACATTTATAATAGCAAGAGAGACAAAGAAAACTAATAATATATTTGCGGGTTGGTCCCTTGCCTTTGTTATGCTATTAGCATCATATCTCCTCCCAACAAACATAGTTACATGGTTTATGGAAAAATCTGCAACATATTCGGAATCTTTAAATATCAATCCGATAACGACAAATATATTTTCATTTACAACAGGTGTCATTGTAACATTGTCATTTTTGTTTACTGAAATCTTCATACTGCAAAAATACAAAAAACATATCAAAGGTCTTGCAAAATTCATTTATAAAATCCCCACCAAAATAAAGTTTTAAATAAATGATATACGAATATCTCTGCATATATATGTATATGTCAGAAGAATGCATGGAACTCCAAAACATAAAATACCAGACAATGCTTTTAAATGGTAATTCAAAAGTTGTTTCAACAAAAGAAGATACAGGAAACATTAGTGATTTTTTAAATATGGAAATGGAAATTAATAAGGACAAACCTTGGAGTAAACTTGGAAAACATCTTAAAATAAAACTTTTATTTGCATATGTTGATTCTTTTGGTGATGAAAATAAATGCAGTGACAACGAAAAGACAGATTTAAAAAAATATCTTAAGAGAAGTTTAGAGAGGAAAAAGTTAACAAGGGTTAAAGATGTTACATACGATTCAAAAAGCGGTGTTATTAAAAATATACCGGGTTTAACATTTGATAAAAATCGCAGAAGGTTTACACTTCGCAAACTTGATAAAAAAAACTCAACACTTAAGGGAATGACGCCAATGAAAAGTAAAAAAAATAAAGGAAAAATTAAGGGCGTTAAAGGAAAAATTAAGGGCGTTAAAGGAAAAATTAAGGGCGTTAAAGGAAAAATTAAAGGTGTTAAAGGAAAAATTAAGGTCAATTCAAAAGTGCGTCCTAAGAAAGATAAAATTGATATAAAAAAAGAATAGCAATTAACTACAAATGAAAGAATGTATGCAGGAACCTCAAGAAGAAGAAAAAGAAATAGAAATAGAGGTGTCGCTAAACAACAAAGATATTGTAAATATTAGGGAAACCCTATGTATGTTAATTGCAGAATATATGGAAAACAACGTATTGGATTACATGTATCCAAAGTATCATAAAAATATAAAAGAAACCATTCTTCATCAATTAGAGATGTTGTATGCCCCCATACTCAAGGGCATCCAAAATATAAATTTCAATGACTTAGTTTCCGAATGCATTTTGATATACTTTAATGTATTCGCACAAAACAGGTCTTATGTCAAATTTAAGGAGATTAAAAATAAAAAGGAGGTAGCGAGTCAACTTAGACGTATTTCTGCCATACCGCAACATGAACAAAATACCCCAGGTTGGTTTGAAAGACGTTGGAATCTACTAACAGCGAGTTCAGCTTGGAAAGCTTTGGGGTCTCAGGCAATGAAAAATTCACTAATATATTCAAAATGCAAACCTATCGATAAAAGTAAATATACCAGGGTAAACATCAATTCTGCAACTCATCATGGTCACAAATTTGAACCATTGTCTACAATATTTTATGAAAAGATGTTTAATACAGAAATAACTGAATTTGGTTGCTTACCTGATCAATATAGCAAAATTTTGGGAGCATCCCCAGATGGTATAAATTCAAAAAGAAACAATGATAGATATGGATATCTTCTTGAAGTTAAAAACCCGGTTAGTAGAAAATTAACAGGAATACCTAAATTAGAATATTGGGTACAAATGCAATTTCAAATGCATGTAACACAATTACATCATTGCGATTTTCTTGAAACAACGTTTAAACAATATGAAAATGAAGAAAACTTTGATGCTGATGGCGATTTCTCAAAAACGGCACTTGGAAAACCTAAGGGAATTATAGTATGTTTCCACGATGGAAATAAACCGGTTTACAAATATCCCCCGTGGGATATTAATAAAAATGATTATGAAGCTTGGTACGATAATACAATTGATGATAACAATACATTAACATGGATTAATAATACTTATTGGTATCTTTCGGAATATTCCTGCTTAACTGTATTATATAATAAAAAATGGTTTGAATGTGCAATACCTCATTTTGAAGAGTTATGGGATATTGTTATAAAAGAGAGAAAAACAGGTTATCAACACAGAAAAGCAAAGAAAAGAGCCAGAAAGCCACCAATACAGTCCCCACAAACAACTACAATGCCAGAGATGTCTTTCGGACCACCTTTAGCTTTGCCTCCGCCACAAATGGTTCTTAAAATTCGCACCGGTTCTTTTGATGATTTTAATTAGTACAAAAATAATTAACTCTCCTACAATTCCTTATGGGTGGCGGAGGAATACAATCGCTTGGTGTCTTTTTTTTATTGTATAACCCGCCACACATATCAGCGGGCGCAGCTGTACCGTTGCACGGTTGCTCCCAATATCTTACATTATTTGTTTTTTGTTTGTAAGATCCAACAGACCATATAGGGAATAGTTTCCATTGTGAACTATAGTTCCAACTCGATAGCCCCCCTGGTGTTTTTAGAGGATAACTATTTGTCAATATTGGTTGGGTTACACTTTTCGGATAAATGCCGCTGTCTACAAAATTCTCTCTGCTATCATATAAGACCATTAATATTCCTAAAACCATTATTGTACATATTATGCAGTTTAATAAAAGACCCGTCATATAAATAATATTGATATAATAAAAAATTAGTCGTAGAAAAAATAATCAATAAGAATGACAACTATTTAAAATATTCATGATATTATTAAATATATAATATGATGGAACAAATGGATTCGGTTATTAAGAGAGACGGTACAAAAGAGGTTTTTTCATTTGATAAGATCTTAAACAGAGTTAAACGTCTCGGGATGAATAAAGACGGAAATAATGAATTATCAATTAATTATACTTCATTGGTACAAAAGATCATTGATCGTTTATATGACGGAATACCAACTACTAAAATTGACGAATTGACCGCTCAGCAATGTGCGTCGTTAATAACGACGCATCCCGACTATGGAAAGATGGCGAGTCGTCTTCTAATTTCCAATCATCAAAAAAACACACATTCTATTTATTATACTGTAGTTAAAAATCTATACGATTTTAAGGATATCCATGGAAAATCAAGCCCTTTGGTAAGCAAAGAATTGCATGATATTGTTTTAGAACATCAAGGGGAAATACAAAATATGTTTCATTATGACAGAGATTATTTGCTTGATTATTTTGGATTTAAAACACTTGAAAGAGCTTATTTACAGCGTATTAATAATAAAATTGTAGAAAGACCTCAGCATATGTGGATGCGTGTTGCAATAGCTATTCATAAAGACAATATGGTAAAGGTGAAGGAAAGTTACAATTATATGAGTCAAAAATATTTCACACATGCAACCCCAACCCTTTTCAATGCAGGGACACCCAGACAGCAATTAAGTTCATGTTATTTAATAGCAATGGAAGATGATTCCATAGAAGGTATTTATTCTACTTTAACAGATTGTGCTAAAATATCAAAATGGGCAGGTGGTATAGGAATGCATATTCATAATGTTAGGGCTAGCGGTAGTCATATTAGAGGCACAAATGGCACTTCAAACGGAATCGTTCCTATGTTACAAGCATTTAATGCTACAGCTCGTTATGTGGATCAAGGTGGCGGGAAAAGAAATGGGAGTTTTGCAGTATATCTTGAGCCATGGCACAGCGATATACGAGCCTTCCTTGATATGAAAAAAAATCACGGAGATGAAAATGAAAGGGCCCGTGATTTATTCTATGCACTATGGATTCCAGATTTGTTCATGCATAGGGTTAAAAATGGATTAAAATGGACATTATTGTGTCCAGACGAATGTCCCGGTCTATCTGATGTTTACGGTAAAGAATTTAATACATTATATGAAAAATATGAATCAGAAGGAAAGGGTACTACAGTCGAAGCTAGAGAAATATGGTTTAAAATATTAGACAGTCAAATTGAAACAGGGACGCCTTATATGCTCTATAAAGACGCGTGTAATGAAAAATCAAATCAGAAAAATTTGGGCACCATTAAAAGCAGTAATTTGTGTACTGAAATTGTTGAATATTCCGATCCAGAAGAAACTGCCGTTTGTAATCTAGCAAGCATTGGATTACCAAACTTTGTTGTCGATACTCATAAAACATTTAATAAAGTAATCATATTTACAAAAACTGATTGCGATTATTGCAAACTTGCTAAACGTTTGCTGTCTAAATATGTTACTGCAGAAATTGTTGAGAATAATATAGAAACTGTAGGTAGAGGTGAAACTTATAAAACTTTTATTAAACAAAAGTATGATAAGGATGTTAAAACATGGCCGCAAATTGTAATTGATGATAAATATATTGGCGGATATTCGGAATTAGCCGATATTCTACGACCCACATTTGATTATAAAAAATTACATTCTATTACCAAAATAGTAACAGAAAATCTAAATAAGGTTATTGATATTAATTTTTACCCAACACCCAAAACAGAAAATTCAAATAGCAAACACAGACCCATTGGTCTTGGTGTCCAAGGTTTGGCAGATGTATTTATGTTAATGAATCTACCTTTTGACTCACCTGACGCACATGTTGTTAATAGTAATATATTTGAAACAATTTATCACGCCGCGGTTGAATCCAGTATGGAAATGGCTGCAAAGGTAGGTACATATTCAACCTTCACTGGATCGCCTGCTTCAAAAGGTAAATTATCATTTGATTTGTGGGACAATGTAACATTTAGCGGTATGTATGATTGGGAATTATTAAAGCAAAAAGTGGTTCATTATGGATTACAAAATTCTCTTCTCGTAGCACCAATGCCCACAGCGTCTACGTCTCAAATTCTTGGAAACAATGAATGTTTTGAACCATATACTAGTAATATATATTTGAGAAGAACAATTGCGGGAGAGTTTGTGGTTGTAAATAAACATTTATTGCGAGAACTTGTTGAATTGGGTATGTGGACAGAAGAAGTAAAAAATGGGATTATTGCAAATGCTGGATCAGTGCAAGATATTAAAGCTATACCAAAATGCTTGAGAGATAAATACAAGATTGTTTGGGAAATGCCAATGAAAACCATTATTAATATGGCGGCTGATCGGGCGCCATTCATTGACCAAAGTATGAGTATGAACTTATGGATGAAAGATCCGACATATGACAAACTAACAGCAATGCATTTTTATTCTTTTTCCAAAGGGCTAAAAACAGGATTATATTATTTAAGAACAAAAGCCAAAGCTGCTCCTCAACAATTTACTATTGATCCGAATGCAAAGAAGTCAAACGATGATGATGATGAAGGGTGTTTAATGTGTTCAGCATAATTTATTATACAAATCGGCAATTTGTTTGTTTTTGGTTAAAATGTCTACGCCCCAATAGAGTTTTCCAAAACAACGAAAACATACCAAAATATCTATCATTGAATTGTGCAAGCCTGATGGAACTCTTCCAAATTGATGATAATGTAATTCACTCAATTTTGGAAATTTCTTTTCCATTTTTCCAGTATATAGATTTTTTGATTTAATATTACAAAGTGTAATACTTTCCTTCATGGTACAGTACTCTTGTTTGCGCATATTAGTTAGATAGTTTTGCTCTTTTACGTTATTCCGAATCTGTTCAACAGAGATAACATTGCGATCAAATGATATATTATGTGCAATTAAAATTTTACTTCGTTTTACATCATCGATGAATTCTCGCAATAATGGTTTTATATTCACTCCATCTGTTAACATTTTTTTATTTGTAATACCGTGGATCTTCGTACTTTCTTTGCAAATTCCAAGACCAGGTGGCAAATGTACAACCTCGTCTCGGATCTTATCTATTTTATTCATAGATGCATCATATACTATCCAAGATAACTGAACAATATACGGCCAATTATACGTATCTTGAAGTCTCGCATTTCGGTATCTTGGCAAACCCGTTGTTTCGCAGTCAAATATTAGTAGCTTCATTCTGTAACTCCTATTATATAATAGGTATTATAGAATTTCAATTTATCAATTACGCATCGCATTAAACAATCTATCTTCAAATGAAGATCTCATATACCCCCTAGTAGATAATCCGCGAGACCTAAGCTCTTGTTTGAGTTCATCGTAATTAAGGTCTTCGATATATTTAGTAATCCGCCTCTCTTCGCTTTCATGATTTGTTGTAGTATTTCGCGCTATATTCCGCGTTGGTATTGGATTTTGAACTATTCTATTCCTATTAGGAATACTTCTACCAATTGGGACTCGGGTAACTGGATAAGGGATTATTCCGATATTTGACCACATCGTTGCATTGCCAACTATTCTAGTCGGATTAAATGTTTTAATTTTAATAAACGGAGATCTACATAATGGGCATAAATACCCAGTGTTAAAATTATATTTCATGTTTTCAACTAAACAAGAAAAATGAAAACTATGTTTGCATTTGGTTATAGTTCTGTCTAATGTTGTTATCTTCTTCATACAAATTGTACAGTCTTTGACTTTCATTCTTATTATGTTATATACAAAATTCTCTTAAGTATTACTAATATTTAATTGTATAGTCTCCACTATTGAATTCTTTTACATATTTTTCAGGTATACTATTGAAGTCAATTAAGGTTGTATTGAGCTTATATTGTTCTGCAGCACCCCCCTCTCCAAGCTTTTTTTTAAACAGTTCGGGATTCTCATAATATTTGGAGGCAGTTTTAATTCCACATTTCTTGAATATACTAGGTATAAAATCACTTTTATCCCCTGTAACTATCTTACAAAATAAATCCTTTTTAGAATCTTTAAAACTGCATTTGCTATCCGTTAAATATTTATATTTCAGATTAACGGGGAATGTTTTGCTATCGGCCAACTGTAAATAATCCATATCACTTGTCAATATATATATTAGTGCATTGGGACATATGCCTCTAATATTTCTAATAGATAAAGCAATGCAATCATCCGCCTCCAAATGGGGATGATTTAATATCATATGAGCGCCCGCTTTTTTAAATAATTGTTCATCAAATGCGTATTTGAATACGGGGCCACCTGGCCAGTTGTCTTCGTATACACGATTTCCCTTATATTTTTCAAATAAACCCATTCTCCATATGTCTTTTCTTGGACAATCTTTTCCAACAATAATGATGGGATCATTTAATTTCATTTTCTTAACAAATTCATTGATTTTTTTTATAAATACACTCTCAAAACGATTCATAAAATCCTTGTTTTCAATTGGTAACCCCAGTTCATCATCCGGTTTGGCATGCTTCCACCATTGTGTTAAAGCGTAATATCTATAAAATAAATAGTAACTTGCGTCGATTAATAGGAATTGTGCCATGTTATAATAAGAAATTTTTTAAATACATAAATCTTCAATTTTACAAATCCGGTGACGCCCAAACAAAACTTGGTAAAGTTGTATATAATCCCCCATTATGCAACCTAATTCGCAAAGTGAGACATGACCCATTAATTATACCCCCAATATTAATTTGCTTTGATTCATCGGAATCACAATCTTCGATAAGACTCGTAGTTTTACTTGCAATTATTTCATAATAATCTTGGAATACTATATTTTGTTCATCGTTATAGGTTCTCAAAGCGTTGGCCGACCAATCGCCGTCGTTGTCATTTATAAATCTTGTTATATTTGAATAATGAATTGTTCCTTTTATACCCAAAATCATATAACGTTGTATCGTATTCTTAGGATACAAATAAGCAAACCATGTTGATGTTAAATATTGTCCATCTATAGTACTTGAAGGTTGTTCCATTAAATGAAACAGGTGAGGTGGGAAGCACCATTCTTTATTTTTATCCAAATAACCAAATATGTAACGAATTCCGTTATTATCTTGTATAAGTGGATTCATTGGTGCAATTAATATATTTTTAAAGTAATTAAATTTCTTCAATTTTATCGTACTGCTTACAGATGCCAAAAGTCTTTCTATGCCACTTAGTAATACCTCTCCCTCTAATACCT